TGTGGGTTTGGCAAGGTGGGCTGGCGTGAATGACATCAAAGGAACGCAAAAAGTTAAAGTCTTGCAAATACTCCAAGACGTCGCCACGGATATAATTGTAGGGATAACGTTTACCATGTTTGAGATCGATACCCGTTACATCAAAGCCCGCTGCTGCGTAGCCAGCACTCGCACCACCAGCACCGCAATATAAATCTAATAACTTCATCAGCGCACCCTAGTAAAGTTAGCCCTCTTCATAGCTTGCAATGCTCTGTCGCTCATGCCCACTAGCACGCAACTCATAAATATACCTTTTAGGCCATCGGTCTTATGCACGAACTTTAATTTAGGCGGCAGCAAACAGATACCATGTGCCTCGTTCCATAGCTTTACAAACGCATTAGATTTAGATACTTGTACCAACATAATCCCATAGCCATGCGCCAGGAACTTATCTATAAAGGGTGTTGGCTTGCTATATGGAGGATTACACCAAACGAAGCCATGCCAGGGTTGTAATAGCCCATCAGCCTCTAGATCGTAATGATTCTTAGCTGGTAGCCAGGGCACACCCCCTGTTGGCGCACAAACGTCTAAATCGTACGTTTCGCCCAATGCGTCAAATATCCACTCTGGTGTGTAGTAATCATTGTTCTCTTTATAGCCTGGCGAGTTAACGCCTTTTTTGAAGGTAGCCACTATTTCTCCTTTATTAGTGCACAAGTGTGGCAGACCACGGTTATAAACTTCCAACTGCCACACTTATCGCATCGGACTACGTCCGAGTCAGGTATAGTAAGCGCCTCCGCTATATTTTTCACGCCGACACACCCACAGTCCATGCACTGATACGCCTTAAATCCTTCTGGCATGTCTAGCTGATCTAGCCACAAGAACTCGGTATTGCGTTTACAGCCATTACACTTGAACTGTGCGTGCGTCATGGTAATATCCTTATTGCCTACAGTGGCATTGAGTACATACTAGGTAAATACCGTCTGTTAATAGTCTGTCGTCATTACAGCTAACGCAGCGGTCCGTTGATGGTGTCAGGGTTCTCTTATCGTTCTCTATGCGTAGGGTGAATCCTGATCCATCTCTAAGTTCAACGTATCCCATTATTCGCCTCCCTTCTCCTCATCTACCAGTTCTGGAAAGAACCAGTTGCCTTGCGCATCCTGCTTGGCCCATACAGCGTGCTCTTTGATTTGGCCCATGCAAACCCACCCATAGTATGGCTTTTTGGTTGTTTTGCTAAAGCCAGTGCGTAATACATGGCCCGCCTCGCAACATAACGGTGGTGGCTTAGGTGCGCCTGGTAGTTCAACCCCGTTATTCATCCATTGCACGGGTTCGTTTGATTTGTTTTCCACGCTAAAGGTTGGCACTGCTTCTAACCGCACAACCTTATTCATTTCTTCTCGGCTAGCCCTCTTGCCCTTAGCTGCGTAACCTGCGTTTGCAAGCGCTCTGCCGATCGCTGAAGTCTCACAGTTTTCCAATGCAGAAGTAGAATTGACACCTCTATCCGCAATGCTTTCAGAAGCAAGCCCAGTCGCACAGGGCCTCCAGTCTTCTTGCGCTTTGACTAATTCAGCACTAACAATGTATCTAGTGTCTGAGGTCTGCTCAAGTTTCGTTGCCACTCTTCCATGCGGATAGTCCTTCCACCATTTTTCCAGTCGGCTCTCGACCGTTTCGTAATCTTGTAAGTTAAATGCCATTAGTCATCCCCCCACGTGTAGTTGATATCAGTTTCTGCGTCAAGCACGGTCTGATATATTGAAAGGTAAGCAATAGCGTCGACGAGTGAGTCGCTGTGATTTGGAGATTCACTAATCCGAGAAACCTTGACGAGCGCCATACATAATGCGACTTGGCTAGGTGTAATTGGATGGTCGAGATATGCCGACCAGAGCTCACTGATCCTTTTATGGTTTGTGTAAGGATGGCCGTAGACCGATCCACGTGTGTGCACCAAATCGACAACATTTGCTAGCAGTTTCTCAGTTGTTGTTGGCATCAGTTAGATCCCTATGTCGATTAGCAACTTTCCAACCGTCACTGCGGCCTTTCCAATAGCCCGACTGAAATGCGCTCTCTCTAATCTCATGGATAATCCATAAAACTATGCAGCTAATAGTTATACTCCACATAATTACATAACCGAGATCTTTTAAGTCAGAGTATAAGTTCATGCGTTCACCAGTGTCTTGCGTAGGTGGCAAGGACTAGCGTAGTTAGTTAGCAGTACCCAATCGCCTGTGCCTTCATCGCTATGTATAGCGTGATTAGATCCCATAACATTTAGAAAGGCCTGTGCCATTTTTAAAGCAGCGTAGTTGTCAAACCAGTACGCATACTTCCAAGTTAGCAATGGGGCAGGTTCAAATCGATCTACCTGCTTCTCCCAATCCTGGCCGTTCCATTCCATTGAGTTGATCCATAGCTGCTCGAAGTCAGCCGCCTTTATATCAATCTGTATTTTCATTAGTAGCCCGTCTATACCACTACTGTGCTTCGTGGTACGGGCTTAGTATTGCACCTGTGTATGACTTTGTGGATTGTTTTAGTGCATATTTGTATAACGGTTTGGTAACGTTTTACCTGTAATACCTGCCGAGTGCGGTAAATGAGCCATCCTTCGGATCAATAGGCACTAACGTGGGTGTTAGCGTCTTTCCCTCGGACTCGAGTATAGCAAACCCATTCTGCCAATTGGCGCTGTTATAGCGAATATAGCCCGCTTTCTTTCGATCCATAAGATTACCTACCTCACAGCCATATAAGGCCCTATAATGGCCGTTTACGCCCTCTGAGTAGGCACTCATGCCCAGCCTGTGCGAATGCCCCGCTAAAACAGACTTACCAAACTTCTTAGCCAAATTTAAGGCCGTAATACCTGCGTGCTGGCTCATGCTTCCTTCATCCCCGTGGCAGAGAATCCAGTCGGGGTGGAACTCATACGCCTTGCGGTGGTAGGTCATGCCCATATCGGCGAACCCCATGAAGGCTGGGTACTGTAGCTCGGGCAGATTGATTAAGCCTGGTACCTTTAATAAAGTGTTGTATAAGCGATCAGTATGATTACTGCGGATAATATGCATTTCTGGACTGTACTCACCGATATCCCAGAGTATTTGCTTGCATAGTTCACGATCAGCGTGTAGATCCTCGCTATAAGCCAGAGGTGTTCCTTCACTCCATTTGCTAATCGATTGAAAGTCAATCTCGTCGCCAACCACCAGTACAGAATCAAACTTCTCCCGCCTGGCTAGCTTGATGATATTCTTTACGGCAGAATCCAATTGATATGGAACCTGCAGGTCTGATATTACTAGCCAACGCTTAATCGTCTTCCTCGTCTGGAGTAGGGATAGTTGGGATAATTCCCTTGTCGCCTACGATCCAGTCAGGCATTGATTCAGGGCTATCCATGAGATACAGCGCAACGGACTCGGAGAAACCCGCCTTACGTGCTGCTTTAAACATCTCGTGTTTGGCAATGTAGAAAACTTCTAACTTGCTTAATGGGTCGGGCGACTTACGCACCCTGCGTCTGCTTATCTTCTTACGCTTGCGAACGGTAGCCATACTAAAATTATCGCTTACTAATTAGAATAAATAGATCATCAACACGCTGTTCTAGTCGTGTTAATTGGTCCTTCATACTGGAGCCTCCATTGGGCCTCAGTTCATTAAGCCAGCCTTTAACTAAGAAACGTAACCCGACTAGCCCGCCTGTTAGCACGGCGCAAACGCCAGCGCCAAAGCCAGCCCACTCTGTAGGTGTCATGCTTCATCGGCACCGAGGCCATAGGCACTATCGGATTTATCTAAAGCCCTGACTGCTGGACCTGCGAGCGCTGAGATAACCACAGCTACGACAGGATCTAATCCCAATTCATTACTTGCTAAGAATGTTAAGAATGAAACTAATACGCCACGAGCGTATGATTTAAGTACGGCCTGTTGCTGCTTGCTTATCTTCATATCTTGCCCCCTATGAGTGGTATATCGAACAACCTATTGTCTAGGTCGCCTAACTTTGTAAAGCTAATGTGGATGTGTCGCTTGTGTGGATTAATGCCTTTGTACTTACGCCATTTCCAATTTAATATCTTTGAGCATATTCTCCCGTTATAGATGACGTATGATAAGCGTGGATCCGATTTGGCT